GTCCGAAGCGCCGACGTAGGCCGCAAGGCCACCGCCGTCCACATAAGCGAAACCAGCCGAAGAAAACTCCTCTTTTGTAGCATTTCTCAGCCATCCCCACGTAAGCTGATCTTCAAAACAAGCAATTCGATTCTTGCACTCTTTCATCAAAGGAAGCTGTTCATCGCTATCTGGTTCCAGATTCTTGTTATCCCATTCGTCCTCATGACCAACAATCTGTCCAACGGTTGGAATAGTAAGTCCGTAAATCTTATCACGCAACTCTTCTGGGAACGCCATAAACAGAACTGTATCCATCCACTTCTTCAGATCGGACTTTTCAAAACCACCTTTGTTTGTAGAGCAGTTATTCATCGGCCGGCAGGTAACATATTCGTCAAATATAAACATGACGCCCTCGTCCGTAACCTTGTGAACGGTCGCGGTAAACTCTCCAAGCTCTGCCAGCGGAATGACTATCTGATCTCCTACCTGAATGTTGGCTGTTTCGATTTCCTGTTTTCTTAATACCTTCATAATGCTTCTCCTTTCGAAATATAAAATTTGTGGTTATAAAATAAGACCGAGAAGTGTCTCGGCCGTATTTTCTGCAACTTGAAATATGTGGTTATTTGCTGGATTTTCCGACAGGTAAAGAAAAAGCTCCATTTTCAATATAAACCCTTCTATCACTAAATCGGCTTCTGTCATCGGATGATCCATAATGGCCAGTAGAATCTCGTCAACCGCCCACCGTTCATACGAACGTTCCATAATGGCTGATTTAGGCCAATTTTCTCCCGGTTCAAACAGATGCATATTCGTATAATTCATGATTTTTTGAATAGCCTCATCATTCATCAGCACTTGCTCCAAACTAAAAAGAAAGAGCCCTTGTTAGGACTCCTCTTCGTTTTCATCATCTTTTTTGGCAAGTGCCTCGTTTACCTTTTCTTCAATTTTCTCATCCATTTTCTTTTCGTTTACCCAATCGGTAAGAATACTTACTCCAAATCCGATCGCCGTAACTGCAATCCCAATGGCTTTGATAAAATTTTTGTTTTTCATAAAGCATTAGCCTCCTTTTCATAATACGGTCTGTAATTTTTGCGAATCATTCAAATTTGTTGACCGCCATCGTGTCTATAATGATGCACTCCAAGCTATCTTCCAACGTTGATTTGTAATTATCAAAATCCAACCAATAGCAATCCATTTCTTCTACCATATAGCTGATATCCCATCCGAGTTCATCGCCTCCGTCTATGCCTTCGACACCTAAAAATGACAAGTATTCATTTAATGAACAATCGCCTTTAATGGAAAGATTCCGATTTACATGATATTGGGCGTTTAACACCGCTGCCATTGTGGTTCTAAAATACTTCTTTGAGGCAAGATCATAGAAAAGCAACCGTTCACTTTCAGAATCCATGTCCATGTTGTAAACCTGATAACCCCAGTCGTAGGAAGACACCATGGCATCTTTCGCCATTTCCGCATGGATTTTATCATCCGCATCCTCTCCGTAAACTGTCTTGGCTGACTTCCGATATTGCTTATAGGATTCATTGAGCATAACGTATGCACTCATCAAAGAAGCCTGTTTCTTTTGATTTAATGCATTCGCTCCAAAGATACAAGCAATAGTTGAAACTCCCAGCAGTACAGAAGGAATATAAGTCGGCCCCGCTACTCGGACGATTTCTAATTTAGTTAGATTTTCGCCCTTCTCCAGCTCTGCCTCTTTCAACAATTTTATTGCTTTAGGGGTTGCCTGAACAGCCGTAATGGTTGTTGCAATGACTCCAATAGAAGCTACTACCGTTAAAATTGTCGGAGATGAGCGATATAATTGACGCCCGACTCTTTTCAAGATTTTAACTTTTTGCATAATATTCTCCTTTCGTTTTATCCTATTCCATGGCATATAACAGATCTTGAATATTTTCTCCAACCATCTTAGCGGTGGTAAATATAGAACTGTTCTGTTGATTCATAGAAGCAAAGTCATCCATTTTTTCTATAAATGATCGAGCCATCGCTTCTAAATTTTTTATGGACGTTTTGGTCTGGGGAAAAATATGATCGGCTACATAATTTCGAAATTCTCCAATCGCCCACAATGTATTGCTCACCCTAGTGAACTCTTTCTTGTCGAATACCGGATTTGGCAACCATTCGTCCATTTCGTACATATCACATAGAATCAACGCCAATTCGTCCAAACTCAAATTTCTGACCACCTTCTTAAAATCCCCCTTTCTTGATTGATAAAAAAATAAAAGAGAACCAGTATCGGACTCGAACCGATTACCTCCACGGAAGTGTGGCGCTCTGCCAATGAGCTAACTGTTTCTCCATAATAGGAATTGTAAATTTTGCGAAGTAAAAAGAAAGAGCCATTGCTGGCTCAATCCTCTTAATTTAAACCGATTTTCTTCAGAATTTTCATGAGTTCTTCTTTACTCATATCTGCATCAATACTCACATGTACGTGCGCTTTCTCATCTGAAATCGAAGCATTCAACTCGTTTAACTGGATATCTACGTTATATCCAAGCTTTTTATGTAATACCCCTTTTGCTAATTTCGAAAGCAACATCCGTGTAAATTTTGAGTTGATTTTCATTTCGTCCATACTCCTCTTCCTTCTCTCAAGATCTATCGGTTTCCATAAGAGAAGCTGTAAAAATCACGCAAAAACGAAGAGGACATGTGTAAATCACGCCCTCCTCATTTCTGACCGGTTAATTATTTCTTTGTCGGTCTAAAACGATTGAATAATCCTCTGAATGTTGTTGAGGTATAGGTTCCCGTTTCTTCAAACTTGAATCCTTTCCGCATCCAGATACCATAGAACATTATCGGTATGAGAAGTTCTGCCGCTGCAATCCCCAGTTTGAAATATCGATCCTTCACTTGCTCGTCAAGCTGAGAACGCTTATACTGCTCATCCTGTACGTCGGCTTTGATCTGTTCGTCCAACTGAGATTTCTTAATCTCATTCTCCCGGACATTTGCTTCACTTTCCAACGTACGCCGGCTTCGCTTATCCTCTGCGTCCAGCTCACTTTTGGTTTCCTCGATTCTCAAACGGTAGAGTTTTGCCAGATCCTCTATAGCCTTTGATTTCTCTTCGCTACCCGAATCCAGAGAAGATATTGCTTGAATTTCCGCTGCTATCTCCTCATTCAACAATTCTTTGATGTTTTCACTCATTTTAGTTCTCCTTTCGTGAATTCATTAACTGCTCCATAAAAGGACTTGTTATTCGTGCGAAATATAATTTTTGATGTTGACTTTCAAGACTACATATCTTTTCTTATATATCGCATCCGCTCCCTTATGGGACAGCTCCAAAAACAAATAAGGTCCGCTGTCCGGATCGGATTGATCAACCCGCAGCGAACCAACGACATCCCTTCGGAATACCTGTCGTCCGAAGACAATTCCGATAACAATACCAACGATAATGCAAATAACCAGCTCCATATTTTGTTCTTCCTTTCAAAAACCTTTTTCCAGATTTCCCACCCGGGATTTTTTCAAATATCAACATAGCATGTCTTTCGGATACCTTGGTACTGTGTTTTAACCTAGGATAAAAAAGAAAGAGCCATTGCTGGCTCAATCTCTTAAAATTTAGTAACCCCTTCCCGTTCAAATGTTTCTAAAACCTTCGCTGTTAAAGATTCATACTCATCTGGGTAAAACTTTGCTATTGATTTTTGGCACGCCGTGATACCTTTTTGGTAGCTATAACTCGCTAACAATCCAATACCGCAACACGCACATACCCCAGCCGCAAACAGTCTACCAATTTGTTGTTTTCTAATTTTCGCGTTGATTTTCATAAGTTCTTCCATTATGTGTCACTCTCCTTTCACAATAGGAGATGTTATTTCTGCGTTCCTTCGCCCTCATACACGATCTTCTTTCTCATGTCGGACCAGGCAATATATCGCTCTTTCCGACACACGGGGCAATGGAATTTACACACCTTTCCTCCGATATCCACCACCTCTTTGCTGTCCGCCTCCAATCGACTTTGACAATTCGGACAGTTGAAGCGATAGACTTTTTTGACTGCTATGTCTACAATCTTCATTTCAATCCCTCACTTTATTCAGTAACCAGAAGAATCGTCTGTACAAGTTGTAATAAACATCCTTGCAGCATGGAATATTTAACCTAGCTTTCAATATATCGTAGGACCATCCCTCGGTTACTCCTTTTAAAATGTAAGTGGATAACTCTGCATCTGTCGCAATCGCCGCTTGCTCGACCGTCTTCATACGCTCTAAATAGTGAGATCGAGCTTCTGCACATCGAGCAGTCGGATCGCCAACCACCCCGTTCTTTGAAAATACTTCCATATCAGAAGGCCGCCGGCTAAGCCCATCCAGGGCGGCGTATGCTTTCTTCCATATCGGATACTGTAAACAGAAATGCTTCAGTTCATAGTAGCGATGACGTTCAATCCAATATGGATTTTTCTCAGATAATTCCGGGCGAATCGTTGTTCCCATATTAACGCTTCTCTCCTTTCCATAAATATCCGGTTTCTTCCCAGAGCCGCTTCGGAGAAATATAAAAGTTAATGCGTCCATACTTCGAATTCATCTCTTCAATGTTGGTAATCAACTTTCCGTTTCTAGTAGCCTTTCCAATAGGAAGCCATCCGGATATGATACCGGCTCGAACCCAGGAAGCATCTTTCCCATACACCCTGGCAACGACCGCTACCGGAACAGACCCCGGCGCAAATATAATTTCTTCCATTGGCTGTTACCTCCTTTCAACGGCTATTCTAGGATAAGAACCGCAATTTGTTAAAACAACCTCGGTGGCTATTTACATTGACTGAATGAAAAACCACAGTTAGAATGTAAAGTATCGAAAGGAGAACTATTTTTAAAGGGATGGAGGTGATGGTCATTGGTCAAAAAGCAGTACGTCTCTTATTCTAAGTGCTTTAAGCCGAAAGAGGAATCCAAACTTTTACCCGAGTACCTGGTTTTCCTTCTGAAGAATAAAGACACCAAAAAGCCTATGAATTACAGGCAATGCTACACAAAGTAATTCATCACGAGAAGCCGCCACCAACGGCTTCTTTTGATTTTTAACCATTCTCCCCATCCCTTTAAAAATAGTTCTCCAAACGATAAAAAAGAAAGAGCCCTTGTTAGGACTCCATTCTCTTGAAATACAATTTTTGTAGTTTTGCTCTCATTCTTGTCAATTCAATTTGAATCGCTTCTGCCTGACCAAAATTCTTACATCGTAAAAGCATATCCTCGAATATACGAATCTTAGTTTGTAAGTGCTTTTCCTCTTTTGACATCCTGAATCTCCTTTCGATTTTGTCTTTCACAAAAGGAGTTGTAATTCTTGCGAATTCTTCCATCGAGCCATCGTCATCTCGCATGGATAATCTTCATATCCATATGTCTCGCAGGTAATGAATCCCTCTAGTACGCCACGAATCACTTCGGCTTCGTACTGCTTATAAGGGGAAATATAATCCGGCAATTCTCTGCGTATCTGTCCGCAGGAAGGACAACGAAACCGATTTACTTTTACCCATGAAGTTTTTCTTCCTTTAGTCCGAACAATTCTCAATACATTATCGTACCTCTTTAACCTTACTCCGCAATTCCGGCAGGTTAATTCCTCATTGCTAACCATATATCCATCCCTTTAAAAAGTTTAAGTGTAGGAGTTGACAATTCCTACACTATCATATATGATTACTAATGATAAATCAACCTTGCCGCACAAAAATCTCGATTTATAAAATATTTAAGGAGGTATTGAGAATGTTGATAAAATGCCCCGAGTGTGATCTACAGGTTAGCGATAAAGCTACTTTCTGCCCGCATTGTGGCTATCCGCTACAACCCGATATCAAACAACGAAAGCCTCGAAGCAAAAATAACAAGCGAAGGCGACTTCCTAACGGTTTCGGACAGATAAGCGAAATCAAAAATCGGAATCTCAGGAACCCCTTTCGAGCTATGGTCACAGTTGGAAAGACATCCACCGGACGTCCAATATGTAAACCATTAAAACCGGAGTCATATTTTCCAACGTACAATGATGCATATACGGCCCTGGTGGAATACAATAAAAACCCGTATGATCTGGAACCAGATATTACGATAAAGGAACTGTATGAAAAATGGCTCAGTGAATACTTAAAAGATGCATCTGATACTTATATACGTTCTGTAAATTCCGCATGGACATATTGTTCTTCCATATACGATATGCGCGCAAAAGATGTTAGGGCTCGACACATTAAAGGATGTATGGAAGAGGGATTTCGAATCGAAACGAGAGGAAAAAAGAAAGGAGAAAAAATCCATCCATCGCCAAGTACAAAATCCAGAATAAAATCTTTATTTAATACTATGTTTGACTACGCTCTTGAGTATGAAATCGTTCCTATGAATTATGCAAGAACATTTGAAATTTCTGGAGACATTATTGTTGAAATAGAGAAAAACAAGAAAAAACACTTTCCATTTACCGATGATGAAATGAAAGTTTTGTGGCAAAATGTTGATAATGTAAAATTTGCTGATTGGATTCTCATTCAATGTTATATGGGTTGGCGCCCGCAAGAACTCGCTACCTTACGGTTGGACGAGGTCAATTTAGAAAAAAGGTATATGCAAGCTGGAATGAAGACAGAAGCAGGGAAGCAACGGATAGTTCCTATTCATCCAAGAATCCTAAAATTCGTTGAACGTAATTATAAATTTGCAATTTCTATCAATAGTGAATATCTTTTTAATGATAAAGGACAGACACATTCCGGTTCCTGGTCTGTAACGTACGACAAATACGCTAATCGTTTTGAAAAAGTGATTAGTCAATTGAATCTAAACCCGAATCATAGACCTCATGATCCACGAACAACCTTTGTTACGATGGGGAAAAAATCCGGTATGGATGAGTATGCACTTAAAGAAATGGTTGGACATACCATACAAGACATAACAGAATCTACTTATACTGTCCGCGATTTGGAATGGCTGAGAGAAGATATAGAAAAAATAAAATAGCTTGTTTTTAGTGTAGGAATATGGGTGTAGAAGTAGTGTAGGGATAATGTATGAGTTACATACATTTCCCTACTTTTTTCTACTTTTAACAACATCTTAAATCCTTAATTTTACTGGATTTCTTAGAATTTCCCAGCCTTTGCCGCTTCCTCAATGGAAACAGGAAACCTTGATTTTTAGCCATTCTTTTATCAAAAGTATAGGAATATTCAAGAAGTAAACGACATTTCTACACCTTTTTATACACCGTTTCACCCTGTAGTACATTATTCGAATTATCAAGGATCTTTTCTCCATTTGAATCCTGAAGAGGGTCAAGAAACGAATATCGCTCCGGATAATCGGCAAATGCTGTTCCCACAATCTGCGTCCCGTCCGCTTTATGAGCCGTATAACCTCTTAGCAAAGCTTCCTCTGTTATAGTATCATCGGTCAGGTCTATGAGGGTCCTACCGCTGTAAACAACTTTATTTGTAGCCATTTAAGCCTCCCTCCTAGCCGATAGTTACCGTAGTACCTCCAGCGGGATTCTCGCTTTCGTTATATGGGATTGCTTTGACTGTAACCTGCGATAAGTAGTTATATCCTTCCTCAGAATCCGGAAGCACTGTCTGCTCCTTTGTAGAAGGTGTAACTGTCTTTGCCTGTGGTTTGGCATCTTCCGTACCTGACATAGAACCTTCTACACCAAGCAGAGTAATACCCTCTCGAATATTATCCGGAATGATTTTCTCTTTTTCTGCTGCCGAAATCCCAACTTTACCAGAACCATCGTGATGTCCCTGCGGAATGGTGTACTCTTCATCCTTTGAAGAAATTGTACCTGTCACAGCTCCGTTATTCTTCATGGTTCCCGTCAGTTTCTGACCTCGTACATACGCGGTCTTTCCCTGAAGAATTTCAGCAACAGCGGCTGTTGCATCAGAAGAATCTACGTCATATTCACAAGTACCTGTGATCGGCTCCCCTCCTTTGTCATGGGCGGTAAAGCCGGAAAGAATCTTATCAGCGGTTACGGTATCGCCGGTCAGGTCGATCAGTGTCTCTCCACCATAGATTACTTTGTTAATAGCCATATTCTCTCATCCTCTCTTTTGGAAATAAAAAAAAGAACGGTTTCACGCTCTGTCCGCTTGCTACTCATCTTTATTTGCCTGCTTAATGATCTGATTTACATAGGTACTGAGACCGGCCATTAAAATTCCCTGAACAATTGCGATAAATATAGCCATTGCAATCTCCTGACCACTCCCTAATGGAGAAGTGGCCAAAACCCAGATTCCGCAAAGGACGATGCCGCCGACACCGAGGATCAACGGAATATACTTGTCCTTGATTGCCTGAGTCTGCTTCAGACCCATACCGCAGAAGTAAAGGACAATCGCCACAACGATTAACTCAGGCTGCACATAGTTCATAATCTGTTCCATCATTTTAATTCCTCCTACTGATTTTCTTGAATATAGGTTGATTTGTGAATAGGCAACTTATTGATCTCCTGCATGACTTTCTTAGCTGAGCCATTTCCGCCCATCTCTTCATAGGGCTTGTAGAGATAATCGTGCAGATTTTCATATTCGTCCTGCGTGATCCATCCCCGCTCGATGTAGGACATTCCCAGATAGATAATTCTATCGTGAGCAAGACCAATCAGCATCTGCGTCCTCACATCTTTTTTCTCACTTTTCTTCTGGATATACGCCCAAAAACCAGAAGAGGCGACGACTGCACACACAATCGTCACCACCATTTGAAACCATGGTTCCATTTTAGTATCCTCCATAACTATTTGATTTTATCGGTTATGATCATCCTTTTGCTGATGATTGTAATCGACTTTTCAAATAAATCTTCATAGAGACCTATCAAATTTTTTCTTTGTTCCTTCGACAAAAGTTTGTAAAAGCTTCCCATCCAGCCCCGAAACATATTCTCTACATTTTCATACGTTATCTCCTCGTTTTTCACTTTGACGGCGAGTTTCTTGAGCTTTCTGCGCATCGTAGTAACCCGCTTCGGATTGATTCGCTTAATTACCTTTCCGGAATCTGTTAAACTGTATTTTATTTGCAGAAATTTGTACGTGCTGGAAATCTTCACAATTCGAGTTTTCTTCTTATTGATATGGATTCCATATTCTTCTGCAATTTGATGAATATGATCTAGCAGATCAAAGAGTTCTTCTTTACTCGGATTCATGATATACCAGTCATCCATGTATCTTCCATAAAACTTCTGGCTTCTTACATATTTGACGTAATTATCAATCCGATACGGATAATAAATCCCGATGACTTGTGATAGCTGGTCTCCAATATTAACCGACTTCTCCATCCACTTTTCGCCTGTCAGCTTTGACTCTGGAATGTTCCTATAATCTAACTTGTTGAAAGTGTCAGACATACATGTGGCATATTCCTCGTCCGTCATGTAAGAAACATCGATTTTAAATCCGTCAAAAATCTGTGTTAGCAACCAGTCAATGAATTCGTCATCATCGAACAGCTTTAACAATTCCCGTTTGGCAATTTCATGAATGATATTATCGTAAAACTTGGAAAAGTCTCCGAACAATATCCATCCTTCATTTCCATACAACCGATAGTATTTACGGAGATGAACTTCGAACCTGTCCCGCTGATGAGAGATACCTCTTCCTTTAATCGAAGCACAATTGTCATAGATAATATGCTTCTTCACTTCGGGAAGCAAGACTTCATCGCACAAAACATGCCGAATAATGCGATCCCGAATTTGAATACTTGTAATAGGTCTTACTCGGCCTCTCTCAAACAGCGTGAATTCCTGTGTCGGTCCATTTTGAAGAGTCCGATTCATCAGGTCGTCTTGAATGGAAAAGATATACCGAAGAAAATTCATCATGAATTTCTGCGTTGTTTCCTTCCACTTGCTGGTTTTGACAGAAACCTTGTAAGCTCTATACAAATTGTTGGCGTCACAGATAATCTCCTCATAGTTCATAAATCATTCACCGTGATAGCAATACTTACCGTAGTAAATTGCGTCCGGCTTTGCTATTTATCCATTCGGAAAGGACAATGCCTCCTTCTCTGTTGGTTAAGCAGAGAATCCGGACGAACTCCATTAGAGTTCGAAGCGTTGTTGTAGTTCGTATTGCCATTGTTGTTCACATTAGCGAAATTAGCCGAAGAAACGACGCATAATTAGACATTACCCTTTTAACTGTGACTTGATTCGGTTATCTCGTTGACGCCACTTCTTTATCAATCCGATTTCTCGGTCGATAGCTTTAACATAGCGACTGTAGAGATTAACGTCCACTTCGAATATCTCAACTATTCGTTGCAACTCTTTCAAAAGCTGCTCGCAGTTTACTATGGCTGTATTCTGATAATCTCTTCTTTGCTCATATTCGTGCAGCGTAGTCGGATAGATAGAATTAGCCGCTCGGACATTGCTAGTCAGCATAGAAGCCAACTGGTCAATTCGATTTTTATAATTCAGCATTAAATATCTATACCTTGAAAAATCTTCTGTTGCATCCTTTCCGTGAGCATATCTTACCCGAACAAGCTGATCCAAATCTTTCACTCCGAAACTACGCTGCATAAGGTCAATCAACATATCATGCAATTCAATGGAATATGTAATCGCTTCAAATTTGGATTCAGTCCGGTCACTCACAAGGACACTCATGCATAATCCTTGTCTGTGATCTCTTTGAATTCTTCTTCCGTAATCCAGTTCTTTTTCACTGCATTCCGAACCCGTACTTCATTCCACATACCCAAATTGTAGTAGCGTTTTACCTTGCCGTAATTCTTGCTATGTTCCATAACTGTTTCCTCCTTTTATAGTTCGATTTCAGACATCATGGCAACATATTCGATATCCGACTGCATTTTAACAAAGGCCAGCTCGGTTTCTGGAACATCCCGCAAGACAAACCAATATTTGTCATTGACCTTGATAATCTGGACAAGTTCCATGTTCATGTGAACTTCATCCTTTTCACCATCGTTGATTGTTACGATCGAACAATTTCCGTCAAAAACGGACTCATCGATTTCCGATGAAGATATAAAGTTATTACCGTTCAACCTCAAATTATCAAGAACAGTTTCATCGGACAGAGTAATCTTATAAATCTTATCATCCATTTTGATTCACACCTTTCATTTAGATTCTTCTTATTTTATAGCACAGATTGTTGTCACCTGCGTACGGTTTTCGTGGGGGCACAGGGCCCCCCGGATTCAGACTAACCAATAGCGAAGACCGGACGAACCCCACGAGAGCCCGAAGCGTAGCCGTAGACCGCATAGCCACCGGCGTCCACACCAGCGAAAACAGCCGAAGAAACGATGTCTCTGAGCCAGAACGTTGCGCGATTGGAAATCAGCTTCGGAACGACTGAAAACAGAGCAAGCTGGGTTTTACTAATGGTGTATCTATTCGGAATAATTGTTCCATTTCCAGACGGAGCAAAAACATGTGAACCGTACATCATAATCTCATTAGGAAGTTCCAAGGTCGAATCATACCACGAGCCGCCAGACGGATATCCATTCGTTACAGCATTTGTCAAATGTTCACGATGCGTAAGAATCAGATTGCCGAAGGCACTCGCTGCCAGAGTTTTCGCCTGACTCAGATTCTCCTTATACATTTTAGAACCAACATAGCCACCAGTTGTAATGTTTGTCTCGTTCATCTGTGCGTTGTAAAGAGGTTTATCCGGCATGATAACCAGATGGGGCTTGGTGAAAACCGTATCGCCGCAATTATACCAGTAATCGAAATCCACGATTCTCCATGTATAGCTGCCGATAGACCAGTAATCTCCAAGGAAAAATCCTTTGAAGGTTCCGTTCTTGATATTTGCCTTCTGGTCTTCTGTAATAACGCTCCCCAGATTTTTTCCTCTGTAAATCATCCGGCGCTGCTCCTTCGGAACAAAAGCGTCCAGAATTGCAAAGAGTGCATCGTCCGCACCAATCGCTTTGTTCCCTGCTGCGGTGCCAATCAATAATTTATCATCCGCAGACAACGTATTGATTTGCGTAAGTTCCGACAGATTGACGCCAGAAATAAAATCCTGAGAACTGGTAAGTCCGATCAAAGATTTAATAAAATCAGTCACCATAATTGTTTTGGTTCCATTGTTACCATCAATTAAGACGATGTTGCTTTCATCTAGCGTCTGGACCTTCTGATAATCCGTAATTTTCATCTCGATATGTCCTCCTTTTACCTAATACAAAAAATAACGCGGCCATCAATTGGCTGCCCGTTGCTATCCAGAATTAAGGAGCTGGAATATGCACGCGCCACAATCGGGTCCACGTTACTGTCAATGATAGTTCCTTCTGATGAATCGAGAAGATTATCGTAGTTCTCGTATCCATTGTCATAAAGATTGTTGTATACGGTGAATTCCGTCCGAATCCCCTCTACAATTTCTTCAAGAATTGATGTCCTTTTTTGTAACTCTAATATCTGGTTTGCCAGATTTGCTTCTACATCCTCCGAAAGAGTATCCTTCAACTGCTGGAACCACTCATCAAACAATGCCTGAGCATTTTCTCTCCATGCAGCCATTTCAGATGTATTATTGTTTGTGTACTCGTTAAACCAGGTCGCCCATAACTGTTTCCAGTAAGCACTTGTTTCCTGCATATCTGCCGTTTGAGCAGCATACCAATCGTTCCATTGTTTTTCCCATGCCAGATAAGATTTCTGGATTTCTTCCGACTGGGTGCTGAACCATTTTGACCACTGGTCTTTCCAGAAAGCATTTGTCGCTTCCATATCAGATGTCTCTTTTTCATAAAATGCATCCCACTGGTCTTTCCACTGAGCAACCAAGGCGTCAATGGACATTTTCTCCAGTGGAGCTGTTACGAACGGACACTCCGATGTACCAACAGCATTGGTGATATTCGCCTGACGGATGGATGTAACGCCAGAATTTACCCGAATATAGGCCAATGGATACTGCCAACGGTCGGTCGTGCTAATCATTGTTGGTTTTGCTGGATTAGTAGCTGGCGTACCTTTGATGATTTTAATCGCATTTGCACGAACAGATTCACGAGCATCTACTTCCAAAACAACTGCATCAATCCGATTTAGAATCACTTCCGATTGTGGTACGGTCAAAGGAAGCAAGGCGTCATTCAACGTCCATGTATGATTAAACCAAGCTCGGCCAATTCCGACATTCACCATCATGCCAGTAGACTCTTTCACCATCATAGCAGTCCCAACATGCTGCAAAATGCCGTCACGTATGATCCCGTCAAAAATGCTTGACATTTGAATGGCATCGTATCTCCGGTCTTTATTCTTTGAGTTATAGAACCCATAAGTGACACTCATTTTTCTTCACCCCTTTCCTGCTATTCTACGGTAACGAATGTCGGATACGAGTCGAGTCCTTCTTTGCTCTGAGAGCGAATGAATTCCGTTACCCGAGCTTTCCCCTCAATTCCGTATTCATTCACAATCTGTACCATATCGCCTAAGAAGAAATCCTCTCCATATCGGTACATCCTCGTTGATTCAACCTTTCCCTCAAAGGATTTGGTTGCGATGTTCTCAGCCAGATTCTCTAAACCTCTTTGAGAAAGCTGTGCATTATACTCAGTGTCCGTCAAGGTTTCATTATCCACGGTCGAAGAAACATCCCTAGCATCCGTATAAAGCTCCCTTCGATTCAAACCTGTTCCGGCACCAGATGCACAAGCCACGGTTGTAGTCCTCCGATCGGCTCCTTCCCCCTCTCCGGCAACCAAAGTAACTGTTTTCAAAGTCTTCTTTGATTCCAGATAATTGGTATTGATTACATTCTCAAATTTTGGAGAAAAGATGACATATGGATTCGTAAACTGGTCGTAAGAACGATCTGCGCCTGCATAGAGCTTAAAGACGAACTTGTTATCATCGGACAGCTTGATTCGGAAACCGACATTCTTGGAATCGCACAGCTTTTTAATGGCATCATACAGATTGTCTCCGGTAAACTGTGCATCTACCGTCAGTCCGGTAATCGCCGGGTCCGTGGATGCCTCGAATATCAGTCCTTCTACCTTTCGGGAAGCATCGGAAGGATTGATGATATTCTCATCCAGCAGCTTTTTGATTCCATTTTGAAAGTTTCCGCTCAGAATCGTTTGCTTCCAAATAATGCGGCGCTCCAGAATGGATTCCAATGACCTTCCAGTGACCGTAAAGTGGTTTCCGTTTTCGGCATCAGACTCAATCTTTCTGTCCTCGACAATCATGGTCTGGTCGGATTCTTTCAGCCAGAGATAGTAGTCGTCTTTCAGGATTTCAAGAACAGAATCGTTAATGCTTGTATATACCTCGAAATCTCCATAGGCAGAATACCGCTCCGTCCATATCAGAGACTCAAAGGTATCAAGCACAGAAAGCATTTTCAGAGAAGTGTCCAGAACAATCAATTCCATAACTATACCCCCTCAAACGCTGTTCTGTTTTCAATCTTAAACTGCACATTGGTCGTTCCTTCTTCCACCACATAAGCGAAAATATTATCGCCTTTGGATAGCTGAAACCAGTCAGAATCTTTATCAAGGCAGTTTAAAATATTGGTGTAGATACCGTTTCGAAGAAGCGTAATTGATTTATCCCCTTTAATGGTGGAGATAATGATTTCATCGCCGGCAACCATTCCAGAACCGGTTAGCTGCTTCAATTTATCAGTATCAATACGCATTACTTCTCTCGTCCCGGTATTGTAAATCGTGATGTTTCTCACATTTCCGATGGCATGGATGGTAATCACAACCCCGATCTCGGCATCACCGGAGTAATACACCGTCTGCTCAGTTTCATTCTTAATCTCGCCAAATTCAATCAAGGACTCGGTTAAAGATTCATTCGAAAAAGCGAACTCAAACAGAGGTTCCACTCCATAGAAGATAGTGGTATTAGTTCCATCCGGACCAGCAGAATAAAAATAAGGATCAGGACACACGATGGAAATCTGCGTCGTCTCATCGCTGCTGAAAATATCTGGTTCATTTGATTCCACATAACCGTAAGTCTCACAAATACGATTATCTGTCTCTATGAGAAGCGTTACTTTCTTCTTTATCGGAAAATATTTGTAAGAGTCATGTCTTGTGTCTTCGATCTGAGGATTAAACATCAGTTTCAGAGACATAACAATATTTCTGGAATTTACTCTTGCCGAGTTATACAGCGAGCCGTCATTCGTAGAGATTTCTGTCGTGTTAATATCTGCCTTGCTCGGTCCCAATCCACTGATAGATTGAACAGCGAGCCCGGATTCATCCGGGAACGCTAATTCAAATCTTTTTGATTCGCCCAAATAATTAGTTACAGTTACTGCTCTAATCATGTGTTACCCACCAGCCCTTTCATCGCCGAAAATTGATTCTTTGTCTGCCGATAAATATCAATTCTCGACAGAGCCTTAGGCGAATAATTGTTTTGCGTGAATTTATAGGTATTTCCTGTAGGAGAACTTTCTCCATTTTGAACTTCTATCTCGGAAACTCGGTCATTCATCCCAGTGCTGACAGATAATGCCTGATTTCTGCTAAACAAAGCATTCAGCCTTCCAGTCCCTGCTTCCACAGCGGACAGGTCAAGAACCGGTCGAATGGTAGGCTGAACATCCATATCTGCGTCCACATAATCTGCAATTCTGGAAATGATGTCGTTCAGCCCGTCAATAGAAGATCTGGCAATTTCCCGTCCAGCCTTTCCAGCCTTGGAGACATTATCGATCAACGCATTTATGAAGCCGACTCCTGCAAAGTTACCAATTCCATAAAAGCGTTTGGAAGGAGAATGCTCGTCCAGTTCGTCTTCCGCTGCTTCAGCCGCTGCGGCTGCCATAGCTCTTGCTTTTGCTTCTGCTTTCCAGGTATTTTCACTGATACCATCGCAGAAACCATCGACCAAGTATGAGCCGGCAGATTTGAACTGGCTATAATAATCTTTGATGGCGGTTATGGAACCACTCAGCATCGTTGTAAAAGCGGTCCGGAGTTCACTATCCTTGCTTCTCACACCGGCGATAAATTTAACCATGCACTCTCTACCTGTCGAGGTAAATTCTGCATACTTATTTTTAATCACCGTAAGGCAAGCACTGATAATGGTTGTGAACGCCATCCTCGCACTACTGTCCTGCGATCTGATACCGGCAATCAGCTTCACCATTGTCTGGGTTCCGGTTGATGTGAATTCTCCGTACTTATTTCGTATCGCAGTCAAACAACCGCTAACGATATTGGTAAAGGTTGTTCTGGAAGGACTATCCTGAGATCGTACTCCGGCGATAAATTTAACCATAAGTGTGGAACCACTGGTTTGGAACTCGCCCTGCTTTCCGTTGATAGCTGTCAATACAGCCTGAACCAGCGTGGTGAATGTTGTTGTCAGTTCGGATTTCTTCGCATTTGCACCATTGATGAAAGACGACAGCATACTCGAAGCCGCAGCCGTTACTTTCGATTCTGCATTATTGAACGCATTGATAAATCCGGTTACGCCAGTTTCTCCAAGAGTTGTCAATGCAGAGCTGAAAGAAGTCATACCGCTTGTGTCCAGACCGACCATCCCATTTGCCATGCTTACAAGCCGGTTTGTCTGGGTAATCACTCCGGACAGCAACGTCGTATCAATACCGCTGATGCTGTTGTAATAATTACTGAAATGGGAACCGAACGATGCCATATCACTACCAAAACTGGCAAGTGTCATATCATCGGAGAACCATCCGCCTTCTTTTGGAAGACTTTTCTGAAGCTCAACAATGGATGTAGCAGCATTGGTTGTAGTGGTAACGATGTTCGCATCCACATCTTTCATATAGTCGGAATATTGTGCGAAGCTCTTACCAAAGGAAACCAAACTTGTGCCAAAGGCGGCAATATCATTGTCTCCTGTAAACCAGCTTACCAATCCACCCGTATTCGGTAACGTATTCGCCAACTCAACTACTGCTTTGCCAGCCGTTGCGGAATTTGTAACGGCCTCCACATCAATACCTGCAATTGCGTCAGAGTAGGATTTCATCGCTCTGCCAAATGGCACCAACTTCTCCCCGAACGTGTCCATGTCGTTCTCTCCTGTAAAGAAGCCCACGACACCGCCACTGTTGGGAACAGTATTTGCCAATTCGATTAACGCCTTTCCCGCCGTAGCGGATTCCACGATCACATTTGCATCCAGACCTTTTACAGCCTGTGAGAACAGCATCATTGCCTCGCCGAACGGTACAAGCTGCTCACCAAACGCATCCATGTCATTTTCACCGGCAAAGAAACCTACCACGCCTCCGGAATTCGGAATTGTGGTTGCCATTTCAGCCATGGCCTTTCCTGCAGTAGCAGCATTCGTTACGGTGTCAGCATCCAGTCCTCTTACGGCATTTGCAAATCCCATCATCGCCTCGCCAAACGGAATAAGCTGAGCTCCGAATGCGCTCATATCATTTTCGCCTGTGAAGAATCCGATAACCCCTCCAGAATTCGGAAGAGTTGCCGCCATCTCCGCAAGCGTCCTTCCGGCAGTAGCCGCATTTGCCACCAATTCCCCGTCCATACCGGCAATGGCAATGGAGAAATCCCGCATCGCTTCACCAAAGGGAACGAGTTGGGTAGCAAAATCGCTCAGGGAAGATCCCCCTGTAAGCCAGGAAGTCAATCCGTTCAGAATATCGGCTGCTGTCAGGATAAGGATGGTTTCCGCCAATGCTTTCACACCGTCCAGCATGGAAGGATTAAGCTGTGTAGCACCTTCGATAAATGGCTGCACATTCGTCATAAATGCAGAAAGGTCTGCGCCAATTTGAGGGAACTGACTGGAGACTCCAGACATGAAGCCGCCAACAATGCCACCGACAAATTTACCAATCGCAGTACCAATTCCCTGAAGAAGATTTCCGCCCTCACCGATAAGCCATTCCAACCCAGGAATCTGAGCCAGAGCGCCGACAGCCGCCAGAACCAATGCCAACTCCGCAATGACTGCACCCATTCCGAGAACACCAACCATAGCCCCAGGTACCAAGGAAGCAACAGCACTGAGAGCAAGCATAATTGCTGAGAGCAAACCAATTCCAGCGATTCCTTTGATGAGTACATTCACATCAATACCACTCAAGGCGTCGATTACCCCGTCAAAGAAAGCCATCAGTAACTCTACGCCAGCTTTAATCAATTCCGGTAGTTTCGTTGTGATAGCCTGAATAATCCCAATCAGAATATCGAATAACTGCTCCACGATGGTCGGTGTGTGTTCGACCAGAGCCGAAAGGACACTGTCGATCAGGACAAATAGCCCGTCCACAACTGCTGGTACAGCCGTAACCAAAGCATCGACTGCGGCAAGAACCAATACTGTAAATGCCTCGGCAATAGCTGGCCCGCCATTTGCGATTACTCCAGCAAGAGAAAGGATTCCTTCCCCGATAGATTCGAACAGCAACGGAATCAAACTGAGAATACTGGATACTGCCACTACTAGAGATGCTGCTCCCGCCGCTCCAGATACTGCCAAAGCAGAAAGTCCAGTGGAAAATGCGAGAATGCCAGCACCTGCGGCCAGACATCCTACTCCCAACACAGCAATGGCGGCCGAAAGTCCTAAAATAGCTGGGGTCAATGGCCCTAATGCCACTCCTGCGACACCGAGAACCGTGAAAGAACCTGCCAGTGCCACCAACCCTCTGGCGATGCTCTCCCAAGACATATTCCCCAATGACTTGAGAACCGGGGTAAATATCGCCAATGCAGCGGACACGGTAAGAACCGCTGCCGCACCCGGAAGTGCAGTTTTCATTGCGTTGAGTGCCACAACAAGAATGGTCATGGAACCTGCAAGGGTTACCAGTCCTCTGGCGATTTCATCCCAGGACATTCCGCCCATATTTCGGACTGCTTCGCCGATAATGAGTAATGCTGCACCGACCTCTACCATTCCAGTCGCTTTCGACACCATTCCTTTTGGAAGTAGATTCATCGCAACTGTCACGGCCGCCAGAGAACCGGCCATCGTGGTAAGACCTCGTCCAATCTCTCCCCAAGTCAGGTTCCCCATCTTTTTCACTGCTTCTCCAAACACGAGCATGGCTGCTCCAAGAATCGTCATCGCTGTAGCGGTGGAAACTACATGCTTCGCGTTAGCCGTAACTTTGGTGAATACCGCCAGTTCGGTAAGAACCACGGCAACCGCAGATAGTCCTTGAATCAGGTTTGAAGTGTCCAGATCTCCAAATGCCTTAACCGCATCCGCCAGAATATTGATGGACGCTGCAAGAAGAACCAATCCGGTTCCTTTCAGAACACCCATTCCATCCAAATCTGTAGCCTTCAGGAACAACGCCAGTTCTGTGCAAAGAACGCCGACTCCGATTAGACCTTTAGCCAAAGAGCCCACATCCAAAGCTCCTAAATCTTCAACTGCTCCTACAAGAACTCGAATCGCTGCCGCAAATACTACCAAACCGGCTGAACCTTTTATCAGCCCCTTCGATGTTTTGGAAAGCGCTGTTGCAGATGCTACCAGAATAGCGGATAACCCGGCAACGCCAACCAATCCTTTCAGAAGCTCATCCCAATCCAAACCGGATAATTTCTGAACTGCGCCTGCAAGAATAAGAACAGCGGTAGACATCCCAATCATCGCAATGGTCAACTGGCCCATTCCTTTGATTGCCGCTCCGTTCATTATCTTTTCAAAGATGGCCATTGAACCAAGCAGTTCGACGAACAGAACACTCAAAGCTCCCAAGGACGCATTCAGCTTTTCGGAATCAACCAGGGATAACGCCACAATCGCTGCGGTCAGGATTGCCATAGCGCCGGCAATCTTCAGAAGAGTGCCAGCTTTCAGACTTGACTGCCATGCTTCAAGACTCCCCTTAACTCCATCCAAAATATCTTTGAATGAACCAAGAATTCCGCCGCCGTTTTCGGTGATTTCCGATAGAGAGTCAATAAACTTTTTCACCCCGATTAGAATTGCAGAAAACAATCCGGTATTGATTAAATCCAAAATTGGGTCAAAACTTGCGGTATCAAATGCTGTGAGAATTGCTTCCCCAAGGTTTCCAAACGCATTTGCGACAATGGAACCCAGCTTCAATAAAACAGGCGCTGCCTTCTCGACAATCCCAATAATTCCTTCAAATGCCTTCTTTACCAACTCTCCTAATTTTACAAACGGTTCAAACCGAGTCTGTACCTTATCCGCAAAATTATCGAGACCACTGGTATCAACATTCGCAAACTCGCTGAACGCATCGGCAACTGTTTTTACAAAAGTCTTTATTCCATCCGCAATTGGTTTCAGGAAATTCCCGATTCCTTCGATAGCTTTGTTAAAGGCATCAGACGATTTAATAGCTTCATCAATACCAACAATGAAATCTCCAATGCTGGCCGTAAACCCGAGAATTCCATCTCCGGCCGGAGCCACATAACCAATCAGATCTGCAAATCCACCAACAAGCGCTTTGACACCTTGAAGTCCAATATCAAATAAAGCGAATACCCCTTTGAATGTTCTCTTCAGGTTATTCGCTGTTTCTTCGCCCATTTTGAATTTTTCGGTAAGTTCCTGTAATCCTACAGTGAGATTGTAAAGCTGTTCTCCGGTCATCGGCGGAAAGACTTCTCTAAACGCTTCTTTAACTGGCTTTATAATGCTTAAAACACCCTCGAAAGCATTCCTTACCGCTTCAATCAACGCAGTTCGTCCACCAAGATCTTTCCAATCCTGCAACATCTTATTTCTCGCTTCGGCAGAAGCATTTACCATGTTGCCAAGGGCGTTGCTAACCTCAGTTAAAAGTTCTTTTGCCTCTTCGAAATCACCAATGATGATTTCCCAACTCTGAGTCCAACCAGACTGAACCGATTCTTTCAGGGTGTCCCATAACTGCGTGAATGTCTTTACCTTGGTAGCTGCATCCAATGCTGTCTGAGCCAGTTTTGTAATCTCTTTAGCTTGTTCTTCGGTATATCCCTGAGCGATAAGATCTGCTTCTGAGTAAGCTCCAGACAACTGTGTCAGAGTTTCGGTCAACACCTCTGTTGTCAGCCATCCACCTTCGGTCAGAGAAGCTCGGAATGAACCATACTGTTCAATCATCGCATCCATGTTGGTTCCGAAATGTTCTGCGGTTCGAGTTAAGGCGTCTTGAAATAGCTGACCGCCCATTCCCGCATTTACAACGGAATTCCAGTCTTGCAAACTAACCTTGCCCGCTGCAATCGCCTGCGAAAGCTGATACATAGCGGTACTGGCCTGATAAGCATTAGAACCCGAAGCTGCTGCTAAGTTGGCAATACCTTTGATTGATGTTACTGATTTATCCAAGTCAACACCGGCAGCCGTGAAAGTGCCAATGTTACGGGTCATTTCCGTAAAATTGTAAATCGTCTGATCAGCGTATTTGTTCAACTCATCAAGAGCAGCATTTACCTGGTCAATGGTTGTCCCCTTGCTCTGTGTATTAGCAAGAATGGTCTGAACTGCATTGATCTGTGTTTCATACTCCTGAAATCCAGTCTTAATTGGATCGATTGTCAGTGCAGAAACAATATTTTTACCAGCATTTAACGCTGAATTTGTGATGTTCGCCAGAGCCGTAACTGCCATGACTTCCAACGCCGAAAACCGCATCTTTACGGTTTCGACCGCATTGGAAAGCGGAGTCATATTGCAATTTTTTGCTGCGGCATTAACGTCATCCAATCCTTTGGAGGCACCTTTCAATTTTAAGCTTTTTTCGAGCTTTTCAATTGAAGATATACTGGTCTGAACATTCTGCTCAAACTGTTTGTTATCGAATCGCATTTCAACGACTCTTTCATCAATCGTCTTACTCATAGCTTAGTAACCTCCTTCCATGCGTTATTTGCAATTTTGTCAAAAATAGGCTGGATAGCAGGATTGATGTAATCTCGCCCCTGTACCCAGCCGCCGTTTCGAGTTCCGTGTCCATACTGCAAAATAACAGCGATTGGAACTCCATTTTGAACATTTGAATTATGAAATGAAATTGTAACTGAACCTTTCCGATTCTCAATTTCGTAATACCAGGAATTCGCCGTCTCCCCAGAATCCACTGGTGTTGCAGACGCAAGGGCGGCTACTCCCTCTTTACCAAACTTGTCCAGGTCTCCGATGTGAACCGCTTCTTTTGCTCTCTCCAGAAAGCGTGTCAACTTGGAGAAGTCACCCTTTTGTCTGAAACTTATCATCGTGCGTCCTCTTTAAATTCGAGTTGCGTAATCCAGTGAGATCCATCCTGCTCCGGATTTCAACTTACCCCATCCAGCATTAGAACCAGCACCGGTTTTAACCTCAACGATGGTGTAGACTCCTTTCGGACAGAAACCATTGGTTCCGTAATTCGTTCCGGGACCTTTACGGATATACAGATCGGAAATGTCCACCTGAACCAGAAAATTTCCAGAAGGCTTCTCTACTGATCCACCAGAATCAGAAGAAACTGCGCCTTTATAGGTACAGTAAGCTTCATGAACGCTGATCCATCCTGCACCGGATTTCAACCTGCCCCAGTAACCGTTCTGAATTTCAGTAATCGTGTAAGTACCTCGGTCAGTAATCATCCCATTGGTTCCGTAATTCGTCCCAGGGCCTTTGCGAATATTCAAATCACCGATGTTGACTTTGTAAAGTCCAGTTTTGTAGGTTTTCTGGACGCTGTCAGTCGTACTTCCGCCAAGCTGAGCAGTTACCCGATTCGCAAGATTCCCCAGCCTGGAATACAGCCAATCCCCAGGACAAGATTTGTTGGCAAACCACCGATGAACCGTAAGGATCATCTCGTTTGATTTGGGACTGTAGTTCAGAGATTTGTCCTTGTCGCCAAACCAAAGGAGTTTTGTCTTACCATTTCTCCGGCAGATGTCAACACACAGAGCAACCAGCTTTTCATATACTGCATCAGTCATGGCATACGGATGAGTCATATCACTGGCACATTCAATTGTCACAGCACGCTGATCATTCGCATTGCTGGAAGAACACCAGCTTCTGTTTGCTTCATCCACGCAAAGAACCACACGTCCGTCACTACCAATTCCATAGTTGCAAGAAGCCTGTACGTTACTACTGTCAAAGCAGCCCCCAATAGATTCCGCTGAAAGCTGACCGACCACACAATGCGGAGTGATCCGGTCGATTGAATGCGTTCTGGCTCCACTATGGTTTGGACTTTTTACCGTACAATTAACCAAGCTGCTGTTACTCATAGTAATCACCCTTTCGTATTCCATTTCTTTTTACGGGCCGCATTTAGTGCCGCATTCCGTTTCATAATTTCTCTGCGGCTATGTTTCTTCGGCGGCCTGCTCTTCACATCGCATACTCTTATCAAAGTAAACAGTTTATTGAGATGCCATTTCTGACATTCAAATGGAATGTTTAAAGCTATCATCCAGTAATAAACGAGTTCTGCCGTAATCTGCTCTCTGCTTCCCTGCGTTTTTTTTTCCTCGAAAAACCGGGTGGCAGTCATAGGAAGAGCAATATACCGATTGACCTCATTGATATTGCTGTTTGTCAGATAGTTATAAACTTCCGGGTTCACGTTCTGTGTAAGAGTCATACATTTTACATAATCGATGGTTTCTTCCAAAGTTTTTTCCTGCTTCGTCAGAAACGGCTTATTCCATCTCGATTCCCATTTTGAAAGAGAAACAAGAGAATGCTCCAATTGCAAGGTCTGAGCCTTTGTGTAAACAAACTCTTGCTTCACCTCATCCCAGAATTCCGTGGATGGTATTGTGATTCGGAGCATCTCTCACCTCTCCTTTAATTCTGAGTGTTTGCTGCAATTGCAGGAGCTGTGGCAGAATTGCCGATGTTCATCACCGCATTCACAAAGTCTGCTGCTGTCTTGTCATTCGTAACCAGTTCCTCAAAGAGAATCTCATAAGCAGGAGATTCCATAAAGGATCTGGAAATCTCCTCAGACTTCATAAAGCGACGGCCATCTTCACTCTTGACACCGTAAGCTTTCTTAATGAGATCTTCAAAGAATTCCATAATCTGGCCGCCATCAGCGCCGGCACCAATACTTTTGAGCTGTACATCATAGCCGCCCTTCACGCTTGTCTGCATCTTGACAATTTCCGGCTTTGACAGATGGAAATAGAAATCCTCTTTTCTTTCGACACCGTTCAGATCGATATAGGGAATGGTTTTCTTCAGCATAATTTTTCTCCTTTCAAATAAAAAGAAACCCCGCACATTGAATACGAGGCTTCCTATACGTTATTCTGTTTCCAAGGTAAGCCCAGAAAGACCATAAGTCTTCGTGATGCTTTCCTCGTTGTGTGTGGTAGTCACCTTAATGCTCTGAGTATCCTTATTCTTGATAAGGAGTACGATGTTCATGTCGTCATCTAGCGCAACCGGTCCCTTAGTACCGCCTACGAGCTCAACAACCGTCTCTGCTTCAGCCGGCTCAGCCTCAATCTTGAGAGCCAGGTAATTTCCTTCCTGCTCAGAAGTATTACTACTGAAATCAACATAACCATTGACATACTTCAGAGTGCCTGTCACTTCATCATCAGCAACAACCACATCACTCTGCAATTCATTCACTGCTTTTCCAAATAAAACAGCCTCTCCGTCTTCAGGCTTAACAGAAAGGCTCATTAAGGGAGGTCTTCAGCAGCCAGAAGTTCAATCACTTCATCAGGAAACGGCAGTCTGGGATCAACGCCATCGTTACCCTCTGGAGTAGTCGGGTCTTTACCATACAGGATTTCTTCCAGAGCTGCCAGCTTCTTCGCATCAATCTTAGTAGAATCCAGTGTAAGGATTGCGGTGGGTTTCAGCTTCTTACCATCGATTATCTTCGCAATCTCCGCCGGAGTCGTGCTGAATTCCCAGGACAGAGCGATTGCCTCCGGGCTGTCATTCACAGTGGTATAGCCTTTCTCAGAAACAGAGGCAAGGCAATTATAAACAAGATGCAGCTTATAACCATAGTCATTGGAATCTACATCATTGCCAAGAATGGTGCGATAAGAAAGTCCAAACTGCTTCCTGCTCTGCTGTCCTGCAAAGACACCAGGAGCGACTTCGACGGAACCGTCACACTCCGCAAATTCATCCGGAGAAGTATAAGCCTCAATCGTTCCGCCGAAATCCTCTGCGGACATCAGGTTCAAATACTTGATGTTATCCGCATAGATCGGGGAAGGCTCTGCCCCGGAAGGACTCTCTGTCACCGCGCTCAGACCGTTCCAAGCAACGCCTTTGTTATACTGTCCACCCGTCTGAATCGGGTAGAGAACACCATGATCAACACCAGTTTCGTAGAGGCGTTCCCCAACTTTATCCCAAATAAGCTTACTCATTGAATTATTCCTCCAATCTTAGAAATACACATTAAAAATGTAGTGATTCAGGTTATCTTTTTTGAAATGCCGGTCAAACCGGCTCATCGGTAAATTCGTTACTTTCCGCACCAAGGATGTATCCGGATCTTTATCAATAACGGTAACGGCATATCTTCGATTAGATAAATATACCCCGTCGTTTGCATATGTCTTGTCTATATCATCAAGGCTATATACAATGGCGGGGTAATTCATCTTAATAGATTCCGGAGGCTGAAAATAACATCGGCACTGTTCGCCTTCTATCGGGCAAGATAAAATCTCGCACAGTAGATTGTGGAATGCGAGTCGTCGATCAGTCATTATATACACCTCCTACCGTCAGAATCAGACGCGGATACTGTACTTCAACGCTGGAAATCTTCCACTTCTCTCCCATGAACTCGACATACCGCATTGCGTGAAAATTCTGATAAGCAAAAGGATCGGCCACAATGCTGATCTCATTGGAAATGTTGATATCGTCATTGAGTTTATCGGAAGTCTGATACCGACTGGTATTCCGAATCAAATCGCCGAAATACTCTCGCTCAGTAATTTCCCCATCCCAAACCCCCGGACGAACATCCTTTGATACTGCATAACCGATTTTCCCAAAAAACTTTGCCATTTTGAATTTTCTCCTTTACTCTGTCTCCAAAATCAATCTGGTAAGTCCATATGTCTTCGTAGCGGAATCTTTCCCATCGTCTACCGTCACCTTAATGCTCTGAGTATCCTTATTCTTAATAAGGAGTACGATGTTCATGTCGTCATCGAGCGTAACCGGTCCTTTCGTGCCGCCTACGAGTTCGATGGTCACAACCGCATCTTCCGAATCAGCGTCCACTTTCAAAGCAAGATAGTTTCCTTCCTGCTCAGAGGTATTACTGCTGAATCCCGTGTATCCAGTAACATGCTTCAATGTACCGGTAATCTCGGACTCTCCGATAACAATATTCTCCTGTAACGATTTTACTGTTTTCCCGAGTAGATTGACTTCTCCATCTTCGGGACTAACGGAGAAGTCGATTAGGGGTTTACCGTTACGTCCTCTTCAATCGCAATTGCAGAGTACACTCTGGTCAGAGCGCCGGAGCATCTTGTCTCCAGAAGGGACTTCTCCTGGTTAAAGTCGATATCGAACTGTGTGAAGTGGGTAACTTCGCCGCCCTTCGTAGCGCCAAGAGAGTAGTCGTTCAGGTTCGTGATGATAGCAAGCAGCTTCTTGGTCTTGCTGTCGTCCGTCTTACGGGTCTTGCCTTCAAACTGCTCAGCCGTATGGATTTCCCCGACATTCAGAGCAGAAGCCAGCTCCGATTTAGAGCTATAAATGCGGCGGCCGTTCATATCACGAGCCAGGAGCATTACATTGAGCATGTGAGGAGTGATGTACATATCGGGAGTGCCAGTACCCTTATAATCCTCTCTTGCATACAAAACCGCATTGATCATTGCTTCAGCGTAAATATAGTTCTCGCCAAAGTTCACGCCGGTATTAGTACCCTGAAGTTCCTTTTTTGCGGCGGCAACATCCAAATCTGCATGAATGGTATACAGGTCATCATCGGTCCAGATAGGTCTGATCTTATCCGGATCGATCTTACCCTCATCACCATCATCACGACCGTCCCCCAGCATCATCGCAATAGCCAGCTCTTCATTGAGCATCAGGCGGTCGATGTCATACAGATACTTTACATAATCGAAATCCGTGATATCGACAATGTCATCGCGATGCAGAGCATTCTTCACATAAACGGTCTGCGGATCGGTGGTTCTGCGTACCAACTTGAAATTTCCGGCCTGCTTCTTCTCTTTTCCTTTCTTGTAGCCCCTGGCGCGAAGTGTATCAATACCGCGAATATCGGTCTGGCTGGTTCTGATTCTGGAAATCGGGCTCTTATGTACTTTCTTCATCACATTAGTAATCCAGCCCTGGTCATTGGTAATGAGTTCAGGAGCCCCCGGACGCACTTCCTGATATTCCGGGAACAGACTCGTCACATTTCCGTCGCCGGTCTGAACAAATCCGCCGCTGACAGCATCATGCTGAAGACCGTTCTGCTCCGCATAAAGCTGAAGCGCTGTCTGGAAAGTACCAACCTGGCTGGTCTTCGCCACCTTGATGATGTCTTCCTGTGCGGAATGCGTCAGAAAGCCACCGGTTTCGTTTTTCTTATCGTTGTCAAACACATTATGCTTCATCTCGGTATTTCCTCCTTTAGAATCGTCATCATTTTTATCTTCAGGCTTATCGGTTTCCCCAATAGCCTGTCCGATCATTGCATAAACCACATTTTTCTGCTTTTCGTTGAGGGTATTAAATACCTGCTCAATTGTCTCGTCATCTTCCTCAGTTTTTTCTTCAGAAGTCTTATCTTCCTTAGATTTGGATTTCTCCTCCGTCTTCTTTTCCTCGGATTTGTCATCCTCCTCGGCGGAATGATAAATCATAATGTTCTCGTCATATCCAATAATGGTACGGTCTTCTGAAGTCTCACCGTGAGCCATAACAGAATCAATGAAAGCTCCCGGATTAGCTCCAGCCAGAACAAGGCTCAGTTCATAGATAACGCCATACATCACATTCGCTCCGGCCTGTTTAAGCTGACCGGCACAAATAGAAAGTGAACGAACATCTCCGTGCTTAACTAGCTTCTTCGCTGCCTGTCCGGATTCACTGTCATTGAAACTACAGTAGGCATAAACGCCCTCATCACGATTTTCCAGTACCCCATGACCGAGTACACGATTGGGATCGGAATGATTATGTCCCCAAATTAGTGGAACAGTTTGTCCATTCTGGTTCTTAAACGCATCCCTTTTGATGGTACGGCCATCGGCGCAAAGAAGATCGTTTCTAGTGGCCCAACCACTAAAATCGTATTTCTCCATTTTGAAAATCACTCCTTCTATCAGTATTGTGCGAAAGCCATTGCTACTTCCTCCGTTTCCTCTTCTTTACCGCTTTATATTCGGAAGCTATCTTGTCAAATTCTTGCTGATAAAGATCTTCATAAGTGGCATCAAGATTTTCTTTTGCCCCTTTATAAGCTTCCCTTGCGGCGGTAACGGCAGCCTTTAACTCTGTACTAACTTTTTCTCTTTCCGATTTAGCATTCGCAGAATTATCAGCCCTTTCTTCTTTGGTGTCCTCGGTAATTCGCTTCTTCTTAAGACTTGCGGAAGTTCTCACCTCTTCCTTTTCAGCTTTCGCCTGCTCACTCACCTTAGATTTATCCTCGCTGGCATCATCACGAAGCTTTGCGATTTTCTCATTTCGCTCCGCTACTCGCTTTGCCCTTTCCTCTTTGGATAACCCGGATGGAATTTCTATTGCCATTAAGCGTTCGATCTCAGTATTCTTCTTTTCATCGATACGCTCTTTCTGGTCTTCTGCTTCTTCTCCAATATCCTCCAAATCAGATTTTTTACGGGAGTCAACCCTACTCCTTCTTGACGAAGATTCCTCGGTAAGCTGAGTATTCAGTTCCTTTAATTTAGCCGAGATCTGCTCTCGGGTCGCCTTGGCCTTTGCTCTCAGCTCAGCAATTTTTTGTTTCCGTTTTTCCTGTTCTTCTTTTACCTTTTCTTTCTTCTCACCAGAAATCTCATTTTTTGTATAAGCCCAGACTTTCTTTCCCTCATCGTTAAGCTTCGTTGTGGAACGACGCCCTTTGAGTTCTCTGGTTCTCATATAATATTCATGAGCTTTCACCGGGTCGTAATAAGGAGATGCATAGTGTTGAAGAGGCTCGTTAATATCCATTATGTCTCCTCCTCATCATCCGAAACATAGCTTCCTATAATTTCATCAATCTCCTTTTCAAGACCGTCAAGCAGCTCGTTTACGATACTGTCATAATCGGCTCCGGCATCACTTTCATTGGATTCGACATCAGAACTACCGTTTGAAGGATCAGATTTGGCCTCACTGATATTGCTGTTCTTCAGCGCATCAGCTTTTGGATCATCAGACGGTTTCATACCAATAATCTGGCGAATTTCGTTTGATGTCATAATCTCATTTCTTGTGAATTTGTCAGCAATTTCTGACAGATCAGCTACTGGTACAAGTTTGAAGGGGTCACGGAAGAACAGAATCGATTGCTTTTGAGACCTGGCTGTTTTAGTAAGGAACTTACGTTTCATTTCGTCAACGATTGCTGAAATGATCGGCTCAATAGTACGGTTGTAGTAATTCAGCATGGTCTTCTCGTCTGCGGAACCATCCAATATGCTCTGAGTGATACCTAACTGGCTGTATAGCATACTCGTTAGATATTCAATCTGCTTCATCAGATTATTTTCCACAGAACGATTCAACTGTGTGATTCGCTCCGTACCATCGGTATACGCAATACCATATTTAGAACCGGCCAACTGACGCTCAATCTCGACACGCCTCTTCTCAGCCTGTTGACGCCTTGCTTCTGTTTTTATCACATAGGGAAGCTGGATAATTAAATCGAGTTTTCCTGAACTGCTCTGCTCATCAACAACGTCCAATAAATTCAGTTTTCTTATCAAACGCTGCATCGTTGAGTTTGGCTCATTCATCACCGCATAAAGCGGATTTTCAATAATAGCAACCGTATCTTTTGGAACTACAATGTCTTCCTTTAATCCAGTCCGCTCATTATAAACTCTTGCTTTGATATGATTCGGAAACCATTCCAGAATCTTCCCGGTTCGCATTGTCTCGATTTTATAGGAGCCTGTAGTGTCAGGGTCATCATCCGTATCCACCGGGATAATCGCCACACATCCCTCATCAAGCATTGACAAAACAACATCCTGAAGGAAAGCTCGTCCAGTCTGGTCAATGTTGGCTGATAAATTCAGACAATCATTTAGCCCCGAAGAAATTTTTTCAAGAAATCTTTCGGAGTCGTCCAGACGGACATGTTGAATGTTAATTGAAGCGCAATCCAATGCGATTCGATTATATACAGAGGTAACGATAGATCTTTCATTTCCTCTTGTGAGTCTTGGACGGTCGGGCCTGTACGAATATCCAACCCCTATGTCCCGATAGAAACCTGTTGGGTCTCTATTTAAAAAAGCGTTCCAGGCATGTTTAATCCTGGAACCAATTGAAACTTCCATTTTGAAATCGTCACCTCCTATTCAAAAGCATCTCTGTTCAGCTTGAAAGCAACAAACGCATCCATCATAGCTGCCACAGCATCAATCTTTGCGTCATATCGCTTTTTCAGCAATTTACGATTTCCATTCGTATCTTCCATAACGATACAGTTCCCCATTGCAAAGGTCATAAGTTCTTCATCAAACAAAAGCATCCGCTCCTCAGAAAGTTTCTTTAACTCTCCCAAAGGAACGGATTCTGTCTTAGCACCCTGTATTACCTTTTCGATTCCAAACGGGCCATTTTCAGAAGACCATCGCTCAATGAACTCCTTTGCGTTGTACGGGTCATACCCCAAGCAACGAACGTCATAGCCAAATTCTGCGATATGGTTATCCAAATCTTCATAGACTTCCATCATATCCAAAACGGTTCCCTCTAGGACAATCAGGCTTCCTTCATCCATGAATTGGTCGTATTTAATTCTCATTGCTGCCGGAAGTTTCATCAGAGTCGATGAAGAAATGTAGTTCCTGGTTTTAACTCCAAAGGAACCATTCGATAACGGGAAAAGGAACGTAAAAGCACAGAAGTCATCCCCCTGCGACAAATCAATTCCCAAAGAGCAGGGCATCTGCCAATAGCTTCTCTTCTTATGAGGAAGAGTTTCTTCATATGTGAAGTAATAGGTGTAGCCCTCCATCGGCAATCCAAATCTCTTAGCCAAGATATCGTTTCTGGCCGCCGGAGACTTCTCTGCTCTTTCCACATCGAGCTGATAGGTCTCATAGCTTACCGTTTTACCGATATTGGGATTCGCCTTCAACCACATGTCTGGATTTCCAACTTCATCAATGGAATCAAGCTTATACCACCAAATGGAAACATGTGGATTGACATATTCTCCTTTAAGAATGTCCATCAACTCCATTTTGATTGTATCGCCTGCTCCATTTCTCACTGTTCCCTCTGAACTCGTGGCAACAATGATATAGTCATCCAATTTCGATGCTCCTTGCTCTAAAGCGCCCACCACATCTTCCCTGGTATCACCGGACAGCCACTCATCCACTGTAGAAATCTTAGGTCGTAATCCCTGAAGCTTTGCGATGGACATTGGCCGCACTTCCAAAAGCGAACCTGTGAGAAAATTCTCAATACCCTTTTTGGTGGAGGCCAATTTCATTCTCTTTGCTTTAGAACCAGTCGTATTCTGCAAAGAGCCCTCTGTCAGAAACCGGAACAATGGACCTCTCGACCTTGTAATCGCAGTGCGAAAAGGTGACATTACTTCATCCGCCTGTTTCATGGTAGGAGCTGTCGTGACTTGATGAGTCGTGGATGTGTCGATATTCAGCCCGTAGGAATGAACACAGGTGTCATACAAAGATTTAGCAGCTCCTCGCCCAACGATAAGATATTGTTTCTTCGTCAGACGCTGCTTGATTCTTTTATTCACATATCGGCCGCCATGTCCGTCAGAACTTGGCTCCCACACACTTCGTTCGACGAAGTAGTACCATCCATAAAGCTGCTCACCCCACAATTTAAACGAGTCCAGCAAATTCAAATCAGAACCGTCCGTCAATGTTAGTTCTGATTCGCAATAGGCAATCCATCCTTCGACGGCCTGGTCATCATAGTAAATACCAGGATTGGCTATTAGGTCGTCAATTCGGTTCATCTCCATAGAGATTTCTTTACAAACCGGTATCTCTCCCCTGATTACGGCATCCCGAAACATGCCGTAGTATTTGGGAACGGCAGTGTTTGATAATGCCATAATTGAATCACCTACTTGCTTGTTGCTTTCTTGATGACCGCGTCAATTCCCTTCGTCATGTACTTCGATACATAATTGGTGGCGGTCTGCTTTGCGGCATTGGTCAGCACATCCTGTACAAACTTTCTACCGACAGAAATTTCTGAACTGGTAAGCTGTTTATACTGCTTTTCCATTTGAAGACGGTTGATCTTTGAGCGGAGTTCCGAATCAGACATCTTCTTCACCTCATCATCGGAACTCGTCTTCTTTCCACTTGCTCTTGCAAGTTGTTCTGGAGTTCTTCGGACACCCCATTTCATCCCAAGAATCCCGTGATGCTGTAGTAATGCTTCATTACTCATTTTGAATCTCCCTCCTTTGCGATATATGATGTCACTCCGTTTGCTGCGTTCCCAGTCTCGTAATACGGAACTTCTGTTACCACAATATTTCGATCCAGAACTTTATTCTCAGTATCCAGCATTTGAGATTGGAATGCTTTCGGTGTTACCCTATACTCGCCATCGTAGGACTCGTGTTCTTCGGACTTTTCTTCGTCAGTTTCCGCTGCAACATTCAGTCTCCACTCCGCCTCAGCAATCATCTTTTCCATAGACGCCATTACAGCGGAACTCAAAGGCGGATCGAACAGGAGCTTTACCTTCATCTGCATATACGACTTTACCAATTGCAACTTTGACTCGTCAGAAATGAATTCTTTCCATGTAGCACTTTTATCCTGAACAGAGAATCCAGATGGTGGACCAACACCAAGTTGCGTCAAGATCATAAATACTGAATTGATATGTATGATAAGATCTGAATCAAAGTGCTCATACTCTTCTGTAATACCCAGCATCTTTTTAATTGATGTCAGTATGCTTTCCATAATCGCTATAACCTCCTCTCCATCAATGTTTCCAGGGACATGTATCGTTTCTGCTTCGAACAATAGGTTCTGTGACAAGAAGACTTTCATCTCCATAGTGAATGGCATTATGTGTTGTAAGAATTGTTGAGATGAGAAATTCTGGATTTAAAAGAAAATCGCTTCTCTTTAAAATATCCTCCACGGAAATCGGATTCATATGGTGAATCAATATCTTCCCACATATCTCACGACCTTCTATTCCGAGGTCACATCCGTTATCTCTCACAATCACAAAATCACGAACTGACTTCCACTCCATAGACCGATAGAAAATCTGATTCAGATATCGGTCAAACCCAAACGTGTCTGCCCCGATGACTCCGCCCAAACGAAGATACTCGTATCGTTCTTTAAAAGTCTTCAATTTTGATAATTCCGAATATGTCCTAATCATCATCGTTACCCTGTCCACTGTATATACGAAACGCATTGATGGCGTCCTTATAGAGATCTTTAATCTCATCTGTGGAGTCAATAGCTCTTACTTTTGCCCGCAACAGATTGTTCTCTTCCTCCAGTCTCTCCCTCTCAAGCTTCTCTCTGGAAGAGCCCAGTTTTAAATAGTGAGTAATGACCTGAGAAGAAGCAGTCCCTTCCAGCAATTGTCTTTCAGCCAGGTCAACAGCCAGAGAAATCATCTGAAGTTCCCTTGCTTCCGGAGTCAAAGCAGGACGAATCTTTTTGGAAGAACCCATCGATTTAGAACTCTTTACTTTTCTAGCCATTTACTGCCTCCTTCCCGTCTGTTCTTCAATAGTTTCATAAAAGTTTTCCGGCAGTATTTAAAAGAACCCACAAGGCTGACTGAAACTTTTTTACCGAAAGGAGAAAAAAGAGTAAAAAGAACCACAGCTTATTACTTAGCCAACCTTATGAGCTCTGTTAAATACTGCCGGAAGGTAAAAACATTCTCCGAAAAATACCCCCGGGGAACTGTCTCTTATACACATCTCCGAGCCCACGAGACACTCGCTAATCTCG